ACCGTCACCGGCGTTCCCATCCCCGGCATAGTGCTTCTTTCCGGCTGCGGTCAGGGTACCGTCCTTGTTCTGGTATCGCCGCACGCCCCATTTCATGCCCTTGATGCCCCAGTGGCACAGGGTGCTGTTCCGGTGCTGCCACCAGTCATTTTGATTTATCATCTACTCACCTTCTTTCACGCTCTATTGCTTTTATCCATGTTTGTGCTATACTGGCTTTAACAGCCATTCTGTGAGGAAAGGGAATCGTGTATGTGGAGTGCTAAATGTCCCAAATGCGGAGCAAAGATCCTGCTTGAAGATGCCAATGCAAAAGTCGTTCAGTGTGCGTCCTGCGGAGCACAGGTCAGCGTTAATATCAACGTGAACTATAACTACTCCAAATCAGAGCACACCGAGCATATCGTCGATGATGCAAAGATCAAGCAGGCCCAGAATGTCGATCGTGTCATCAACCTTTTTGCCTCTCCAATCGAGGAGCGCCGCGCCAAAAAGAAGGCGGAAGAAGAGCGTATCCAGCGCGAAGCTGAAGAGGCCGAGCGTATCCGCAAAGAGCAGGAGGCAAAAGACGCTGAAGAACAGCGTGTTTACGAAGAATGGGCATCTGCTCAGCACGAAAAACAAGCCCGCCAGGCTGGGCGCGCAATTGCCAAGGCAATCAATTACTATCGTGCCAACGAACGGAAAATCCTCATCAGTGTCGTTCTCATTGTTGCTCTTCTCGCCTGCCGTGGCGTTTATGATTCCATCAATCAAAAGCGGGAACAGGAACTTGCCGCCCATCAGGCCGAGCTTGCCCGCCTGAAGGATGAAGAGATAGCCGCATCGCACCTTGCTATGGGCGAAGTCCGCATGCCAAACATTTCCATGAGCGAAGATGCCCGCGATGTCATGAAAAAGCTGCGCGATGCCGGTTTCATCAATATCGTCGATCAGCCAAAGCAGGATCTCGTTCTTGGCAAAAATCACGCTCAGTACGACATCATAGAGATCACTGTAGACGGCGCACCTTCCTTTAAAACAGGCGATTGGTACCCCCTCGATACCGAGATTGTTGTGTCCTATCATACCTATATTTTCGAGTAACGACGAAAGGAGTGCTCTGCATGACGGTCACTTGTCCGAACTGCGGTAGCGAGATTCCAATACCCAACCGAAAGAAAAAGTCCATACAGTGTCCTTACTGCGATATGGGTGGGCTTGAACTTGACCTTGATTATTTCGATGAAGAAAGCAATCAACCGGTTACAGGATGGAAAAGTTTTGAATTTCAGCATCCACGTGCCGCCAAAGCCGTCAAAGCAACTGGATACACTGCTGTGGCAGCAATGCTTGCTGTCGGAGGCATTGAACTTGCAAAAGATAGAATTGCCGAATTAACAACTAGTCCGGAAACCAAATCTGCCGACGAGCCTCTAATTCCAGAATCTTCTACGGACGACAGCTTGTCAGATTCATGCGTGCCTGAAGAAACGAATTCGTACATAAGTCCTGATGAGTATGACTCGGCTCTTCGTCAACACGACTTAAGCATAAGAAATCTTGGCGAAAACCGTGTTCATTCTCCTGAGAAAGAAAAACAAGCAGCTGATCTTGGAATAAAGCTTCCACCACATCAAACCATAGTAAACCCATTTCCCCAGCATCACAGGGTAAAGAAGCAAGAATCTTAATCACTCAAATGCATCCCGGTTCTGCTTCCACGCAATGTAAGCATCCATCATAGCTGCCACAGCATCGATCTTCTGGTCCTGCCGCTGCTTGTAAAGCTTCCGGTTGCCATTAGTGTCCACCAGTGCAATGCAATTGCCCATTGCAAACTGCATCAGCTTTTCGTCAAACAACAATTTTCGCTGTTCACTCAGCTTTTTCAGCTCACCCAGCGGCACGCTCTCGGTCCTCGCACCCTGAATCACCTTCGTAATGCCAAAGGTGCCATTCTCCTGCCCCCAGCGCTCTACGAATTCCTGCGCGTTGTATGGGTCGTAGCCAAACGCCCGCACGTCGTACTGGTTCTGCTGCACAAAGTTATCAAGGTCTTCGTACACCTGCATCATGTCCAGCACCGTGCCGTCAAATACGAATAATGTCCCCTCTTTCATGAACTCTTCGTACTGGTTTCTTCGGCTCACGGGCAGTTGGCTCAGAGTGTAGCTGGTAATGTAGTCCCTTGTCTTTACCCCAAAATATCCGCTTGAAAGCGGAAACAAAAACGTAAACGCACAAAAATCATCGCCCATGCTCAGGTCCGCGCCCATGGCGCACGGCATCTGCCAGTAGCTTCTCGGTCGGTGGCAAAGGGTCTCTTCATACGGAAAAAAGTATGTGTACCCCTCCATCGGCAGATTGAAGCGCTTTGCAAGAATGTCGTTCCGGGCACTGGGCGATTTTTCGGCTCTTTCTACGTCCAGCTGATAGGTCTCGTAGCTCACGGTCTTGCCAAGGTTCGGGTTTGCCTTCAGCCACATCTCCGGTCGGCCCACTTCCTCAATGCTGTCCAGCTTGTAGTACCAGATAGAGACATGTGGGTTTACGTACTCCCCCTTCAGGATGCTCAGCAGTTCCATTTTGATGTCGTCGCCACATCCGTTGCGCACCGTGCCCTCGCTGCTTGCCGCAACGATCAGGTAGTTCTCGTTTTTCGCCGCGCCCTGCTCAATGGCACCAATGGGGTCTTCCCGGATGTCGCAGGAGAGCCACTCGTCCACGGTCGCCACAGTGTCGCGCCGTCCTTGCAGCTTCTCAATGGTCATCGGGCGCACTTCCAGCAGGCTGTTGGTCAAAAAGTTCTCGATGCCCTTCTTGGTGGAAGCCATCTTCACCCGGTCTGCCTTGGAGCCGGTGGTGTTTTGCAGGCTGCCCTCGGTCATAAACTGGAACACAGGCCCCTTTGCCCGCGCCAATGCGGTGCGGAAGGGTGCCAGCACCTCCTCGGCCTGTTTCATGGTCGGAGCGGTGGTCAGCTGCTGGGTCGTGGTGGTGTACGCTGTCAGGAAGTACGCCTGCAAAAACTCCAGATACATGGTCTTCGCGGCCGATCGGGTAATGATGAGGTATTGCTTTGTCACCAGCCGCTTTTTCAGTCGCCGGGTCTCGTAGTGTCCGCCGCCTCCGCGCTCGTTCGGCACAAAGACGCTTCGTTCTACAAAGTAGTACCATCCAAAGATCTCTTCGGCCCATAACTTGAAACTGTCCAGCAGCTTCACGTCGGTGCCATCGGTCAGGGTCAGCTCATCCTCGCAAAAGGAGATAAAGCCGTTCACCGCTTTGTCGTCATAGTAGATGCCCGGGTTGGCGATCAGGTCGTCGATCCGCTCCATCTCCATGGCAATTTCCCGGCATACGGGTATTTCGCCACGCATCACGGCCTCCCGAAAACGGCCGTAGTAGATCGGCGTGGCCGTGTTCGAGAGTGCCATTTTCAATTCTCCTATTATAATAAGGTTGGAACCTTACGTTTTATCCTGAATCACTGTCCAGTATCTCGGCCAAGTGGTCATTTCCAAATATTCGAGCAGCCATTTAGGATCACTCAAATCTCGTTCGATTCCATCCTCACGATGCACCACCAAATGCCTGTCGGCATTGATATACCAGTAATCTTTGTAGTCATGCCTACCAGTTTCATCAACATAGTAGCAGTACATACAAATTTTCTTACCCGAAACCAATTGGCGATATGCTTCGGGCCATTCCATCAGGATGTTGCCTTCATGTTTCACCATGTTGTCACGCTTCTTTCTCAGAATTATCGTGCTCCACGTTCAGCCGCCATTCCATCTCGGAGGCGGTGTTCTTCAGCGCTTCCATGGTGGTGCTGCTCTGGGGCGGGTCAAAGCCCAGCAGCCGTACCTTCACGGCCACGTAAGCCTTCACCGCTTCCACCTTCACCGGGTCGGCAACGAACTCCGTCCATTCGTTTTCTTTCCCGGAAATGGCGTACCCCTCGCCGGGGCCCACGCCCATCTGCGCCAGTGCAAACAGCGCCATGTTGATGTACATGATGATGTCTGCATCAAAGTCGGTGCACTCCTCGGCAATGCCCAGCAGCTTCTTCACGCTCGTCAGGATCGAATTCATTTTGATTCCTCCTCGGCATCGCTGTCGCCACCCATAATGTAACTCATCATGGCATAATACCAGTCCTTGTGCGCCTGTGCCATCAGCTCAAGCTCTGCCAGGTGACAGGACGCTCCGTCCTTCCCCATGGCCGCTTCTTTCTGTGCACTCTCCTCGACCAGCTTGGCCAGCCTCCCCGCATCAATCGCCACCTGACCGGGTTTCAGCAAAACGAGGTCTCCCTCAGCACTCGGAGCAGCGTTTTGTGCGGTCACAGCCTGATTCTCATCCCTCCGCGGGACAATCTTCATGCCATCAAACGTGATATCCCTGGCCCGTGTTGCCCGCACCTGCTGCCCATCCACATTTGTCGCCAGAGCATCGTCAAAGTCAAAGCCCTTGTTCCGCGGTACAGCCGTATAGCCCTGCTGGAGCCCTGCTTCCGCAATACCCACGTTCGCCCAGAGCAGTGCCTCGTCCAGCTTGGTCAGCGCCAGGCTTCTCGCGCGGCTCGGTGCAAGATGCTGGAGCATCGCCTCTGCCTCTTCCAGCTTCCGCCGCAGCCCCATGGCGTAGTCCTGCTCTCGCCGGTTAAATGCTTTTTTCTGGTACATACTCATTTCCTCCACTGGATATCAGACTTTCTTCTTTACATACAACATATGGATTGCTATACTTATCTCAAACGGTTTTTCTTATACTTCGGAGGCAATATATGCAGTCTTACACCTGTCCCAACTGCGGTGCTCCTGTAAAAATGGATGACCACGGTGCATTTCTCGAGTGTCCTTATTGCGGATCACAGTTTAAGCCCGATGATTCTTTATCTGATGAGCCAAGCAGTCGTCAAACGGATTCGGACGATGATAACGAAGAACTTCGCACCTATGCAGAAATAGTAAATCGCCATATTCCAGAATTTTCGGTCACCGAATTTATCGATAGAGCCAAGCATATTCTCGAAAGAACTCTTGATTTTCTCGGTGATCACGGAATGTACATCCAAGTCGGTGTCGTTTTGCTTTTTGTCGCCTTAGCCATTGTCAGTTTCTTCTTGTAACTTATTCATGTTTTTATCCATGGGCAGGTGTCGCCCGGTCTTCTTTCTCCGTCCGGCAGCTTCGGGCCCTTTCCAGTTCCATAATGGATAACCTTGTGCGTTGCCGCCGAAACACAAATGGCGTTCTCCGGATCAAGCAGCTTTTCGCTGTGCTGGAGAACGTCATCTTTTGTTATGGGGTTTATGTGGTGGATGGAGATCTTCGGTCGGATCGGTCTTCCGTCCCGCAGCACCCAGTCTGTGATCGGGTGGTCTTTGCACCCCAGGTCGCATCCCATGTCCCGGGCGATGATCCTGTCCCTGAACT